CCCTTATATATCCCCCCCTTATCTCTATTAGCTATTATATTATTATTTATTAGAGAGTTAGAGTGTTTAGGAGTTAAAAAGGAAAAGGAGTTTACTCCTTTTTCCTTGACCGATTTTCTCTCGCTCTCACTCAATTTTTCATCTTGTAATTTAATTAACTTTGTATTTTTTCTTCTTTCTGCTAAAAAATCAAACATTTCCTCATAATGTTCTTTAATCTCTAACAAAATATCAATGTCCAAATCGTTAGTAATCAATTCTCCTAAAAGTCTATAATTTATTCTATAAGTTTTCTTTCTGGAAAAAATAGTCTGAATAATATCTTTTTGTTTTAAAAATCCTAAACAACGATTAAATTTGGTTTTAAAAAAATTTCTTTTCAACCATCTATCTTCTTGGTACCAAAGTTGAATAGACTTGCTTCCATTAAATTTAATGATTATATAAGCAAGCAGTCTCATTAAATTACTTGAATAATTACCAGTCTTGTTAAATATAAGTAACTCTTCCAATCTATCTATTGTAAACTCAAACTTTTTATCTTTTTTTACTTTCTTTATTTTTTTCATAAATTTATCTCCACATTGCACAGGGGATATTAAATATACCCATATTCATATCCCCTGTGCGCCAGAAAGCTCCTCCTGGGGAGCTATCTTTGTCCCCGTGGTATAAATCAACGTCTTGGCTACCTTCTATAAAGAAAATCATCTAAAATCTCCCCAGAATTTAATGAGCGTTCACGTAAGAAACATTAAGCATATTTCTCTAAAGAGAATAATTTTCTAACTTTCACTTTTCTCTATAAATCTTCAAATTTTTAAACAACTTTTGAAGCAGTTTAATATGTCTATCAAATCCAACTACTTCTTTATCCCAAAAGTAATAAACTTTAGCATCTTTTTTACCTTTTGCAATCCTTTTCACTCTACCTGATTGCTGTTGTATTTTTAATTCATTACTTGCAGATGGATTAATAATGAATGCTCTATCAAGTTCTGGTAAATCAAAGCCCTCACGTACCAATGGAGAAACAACAATACAAAAGAACTTTCCTTGTTTAAGCAATTCAGGAGCTTTCTTTCTTTCATTTTCATATTCCTTTTCTCCAACCATCATCCCTGCACTTATATTGTTTGAAAGTAATAAATTTCTAAAATAAATACAATGAGAAACTCTATCAGCCATAATAAGGCACTTATGTCCATTTTTTACTTCTCTTTTTATAAACTTTAATATTAATTCATTTCTTTCTTTATCTTCTTTTAACTCTCCTAACAAAGCATGAAAGTTGTATCCATAATATTCTATTTCTCCATCAAGTTTTTTTTTCTCTTGGACATATAATTCAGATTTAAAGTTAGTAGGAATAACAATAAACTGTGTTATAAATATTTTACCCTTTTTACTTAAATCCTCATCTGTAATTTTATATAAAATATCTCCAAAAGCAGCAAACATTAAAAATTCCTTTCTATCTTTCCTCTTTAAAGTTGCAGATGCTCCTATTCTGTACTTTGCATTTAATTTTGAAATTAATTCCAGGAAGGAAGGTGAAGAAAAATGATGCACCTCATCTGCTATGATAATTCCAAATTCATTTCTTATTTTATCAACATGTTTAATAAGTGTCTGTTGAGAGCCAATTGTTATATCCCTTCCAATTTTCCATTTACCTCCGCCTATCTCACCAACATTAATATTTGTGAATCTTTTGTTAATTCTTGATACCCATTGTTTCATCAATTCAAGCTTATCAACTATTACAAGTGTTTTTTGTTGTAATCTCTCAAAAATACCAAGAAGTATTTCAGTTTTACCAGAACCACAAACACCATGAATTATTCCTTGCTCCTTTATTACTGAAATATTTATTGCATTTATTTGAGATTCCCAAAATTTAAATCCAGATTTTAACTTTACTTTTTTATTTAAAGAAACTTCAATTCTTTCATCTTTAACTTTAAATTTAAAATCAGGTAATAACTTTTTTAACTTATCCATCAAACCTCTTGGAAACCAAATTCTACCTTTCCAGTGCTCATAGAGCTGATATACGGGTTTAATTCCTCTTGTTGAAAATCCCATTCCTTTTATCTTATAATATTCAGGATTGTGTACAGAGAATTCTTTTTTCAATTCAATTAACTTTTTTCTACTTACATCAGAAGCGCTAATTGAAATTGAATTAGTAATTTTTACTTTAAGAATTTTCTTTTTCTTTGCCATATAATATTCTCTATAATAGTTACTATCACAATTTAATTAGCTTTATCACTACAAAATAAAAGGTCCCATTTCTGGGACCTAAAATGAAGATAAGTATAAAAGTGACGGAGAGTGTTTCTTTAATAAAATTTATAAATGCTTATTAGAAAAAACAATTTTTATTGCACAATATAATTTTTTTCTGATTTATAAAATTTTTCCAAAAAGAGCAACAGCTAACATTATTAATGCCATTATTATTAATCCAATCAGCCAGTAAATCCTATTGGATAAACTTTTATTTACATCTTTTATTTCCTTAAGTTGAATTGCTCCTTGTTCCAATTTTGACTCAACTAATTCTTTATTTCCATTAATTGATTTTTCATTTAGCGCAATTTGTATATCATGTTGTGCCACGCGTTCAAAAGCTTCTTTCTTGTGTGCTTTAAAATTGTCACATAGTTTATCCACTTTTATAGTAACTTTCGTTACTACTTCCTGAACATCTTTTTTTATTTTTTTATCTCTTTCATCTGCAATTTTAGTTATGTCTTTTTTTTGATTGACAAATATTCCACTTAAAAATTCTTTATCTTCTTCTGAAAATGCCATATCTATTCTCCTTCATTCATGCGTTAATTTTACTAATACGCTGCAATTATTTCTATTGTGTCGCCAGCGGCTAATAAAGGTCCATTATCTTCCAGAAACAAACCATAATAATTAGCATTGATTTGTCTCCAAACAAACAACAGACTTGCGAACGGGTGTATTAAGCCCGTTGTATCCCAAACTGTTATTTGAGTTGAAGTAGGAGCAGTAGTTTTTGGAATAGCTGCAATGCAAATTTCCGCATCCTGCGCTCCTGCCGCCATTTCTTGTACATCTATTGCAGTTATTGTATAGGATTCACGATATGATTCCGTAATTGCAGTTGCTTTTCCACCAACCATAAGAGCGGCTGAACAAATCATTGCTGCGCCACTGTCAACAGTATCGACAATTCCAAGATTTCCTGCAGTACCTGGAGACCGCGCAACAAAGTTCAAACAAGCATCGTTTGCTCCAACGATAGCATCCGCAAGAATTGTGCCATCTGCATTAATAGCAGCAACAGCGGCTGCAAGTGTTAAGGCAAGAGTTCCACCAATGGCTACATTAATATTAGCACCAACACCATCAAACTCAATACCTCTTGCACCGACTGTTATAATGTCATTAGCTGCGGGTTGTTTGGAGAAAGAAACATATCCAACTCCAATCCCACCTAAGTCTTTTGAGAGTTCAGAGTCAATCTGAACGTCTGCTACTGGTCCAGCCATGTTTATTCCTTTCCTTTCCTTAAAAGTTACGAATTAGACCTGGGCCTCAACATATGCAAGGTCACCAGCAGCAAACTGAGCCGCACCAAGTGGGTCTAAAAGTTCAATCTCATACCACGCACCTCCAACCTGATTAGCATTAATCCTATAAGTTGCCATTGGTAAAATAACACCAGCAGCATCTGTCGCAAATAAGTTAATATATCTTGGTGCTACAGTTGACGGTACACATCCAAGAACAATACCTTCAACTGCTGCTAGAGCAAGAATGTCCTGAGCAACCATTACACGACGGAACTTATAATTGTCTTGACGAGCAGCTACAAAATCACCGACTGCGTTGGCGTGACTAGCAGTCATAAATCCACCAACATTTACAGTAATAACTAAAGCAAAGTCAGTCGCTACAGTCTCATGGACAATTATTAGAACTCCGTTAGCAGCTCCTGCACCAGCAGCTTTAATTGCATAAGTAACACCAACACCAGCTGCATCAGCATTAATAGCTGTTACTGCATTATCAAGTGTCCCATCCACATTACCCGGAACACGAACAATAGGAACGTCTCCACCACCATCAAACATGTGAATTCTACCATCAATAGTAAAAGTATCGTTTGCAAGTGGAACACCAGTAAATCGAATAAAGGTAAGCCCAACTCCGCCAATATCTCTTATTGGAGTTCCAAGATAAGTAGGAGCACCTGTAATAGCACCACCCAAGTCAGTGTCATTGGACATCTCAATTGCACCAGCGGCTACATCAATTGCACCTCTAATACTTCCGCCTGAAACAACTGCTGCTCCAAGTGTAGTAGTTAGAGTACTCTCAAGTATTGAACCGATGTCATATAACACTGCACTTGCATGATTAGTATCTACTGCACCTTCAACTGAACTTCCAGCTAAAATCACAGTTGCTTCAAGAACTGTCAAAGCACCTTCGAGTGTACATCCGGCAAGTCGGTTTGTATTAGTTCCTTCAACGGAAACTGCACCAGAAATAATTGTGCCATCAACAGTTGCTTCTCCAAGTGTAACTGTGAAAGTATTTTGAAAATCACTACCAGTAGCAACTAAAATAGCAGCAGCATGATTTACAAGTACAGCACCTGCTACTGAACATCCCGCAAGATTTGCAGTAGCTTCAAGAAGTGTAAAAGTATCACCAAATCGTACACCTTCAAAGAAGTTAGCATTGGTACCTTCAAGTGAAGTTGCACCTACAATTAAACCTCCATTTACAGTTGCAACTCCCAATGTAACTGTAAATGTTCCTGCAAAATCTGTACCTTCAACTCGTAGTACAGCATTTGCATGATTTGCAAGTAGTGCACCAGTTATTGAACTACCAGTAATAATTACAGTTGCTTCAAGTACTGTAACAGCTGCCAACATCGTACTTGTTAATCTATTAGTATTAGTTCCAGCTATTGAAGTTGCTCCTTGAATTCTCCCGCCTTCAATATTTCCAGTTCCAAGAGTAATAGTATAAGTACTCTCAAAATGACAGCCAGAACTTTCAAGCACAGCATTAGCATGATTAACTGTTACTGCTCCTTCAATGCTTCCACCAGTTGCTATTGCAGTTGCTTCAAGTATTGTTAAAGAACTTTCTAATGTGCAGCCACCAAAACGATTTACATTTGTTCCTTCAAGAGAAACTGCTCCAGTTATTGTAGAACCATCTGAAGTCGCTTCCCCAAGTGTAACAGTGTAAGTGTCATCAAATTTATTACCATTTCCAACAAATATTGCATTTGCATGATTTACAAGAAAAGCTCCAACAAATCTACATCCTTCAGCGTGAAGTGTTGCTTCAAGAATAGTGGTAGTTCCACCAACTCGAACTCCATTAAAACTATTTACATTAGTACCCGCAAAAGACACATCTGTACTAATGCCGCCTCCATTAAACTGCGCTATTCCAAGTGTAACAGTATATGTAGTTCCTACATAACAACCATTAAATATTATATCTGCATTTGCATGATTAACAGTAATTGAAGTTCCTATTTGACAACCCTCAAATATTGCAGAACCTTCAAGCGCAGTAAGACTTGCAACAAAATTACATCCTTGAAAATGACTTGCAGCTGAAGGAGTAGTTAAACTAAATGCTCCTACAAAAGTAGTTGCATTAGCTATAATAGTATCTGTAGTAGTCCAAGCTCCATTGCAATAACAACCATAAAGTTGAATTTCATCATCTGTACCTGCTGCACCATCAAGTTGTGAATCATAAAATATTCCACCCAATGCTCCACCAGCAACATCAGCAAAGGTAGCAATTGCTGCTCCTGGAAGTGGTTGAATATTGTAAAAATTAACAAATGCTCCACCACCACTTTTTAATACTTTACCAGCAGCATATTGAGTATTGTAACAATTTGCAGAAGTAACACCAACAGCAGTTACATCAAAACAATATCCAGCTGCTGCTGAAACTATTCCATCATGAACAGACATGTCATCATCAAATTTAATTCCATCTCCAGCAGCAGGAATAATTCTCGCTGTACCAAGATATAAATCAACAAATGGTTTACACACGACATTTTCAGCATATTCACCAGAACCAACAATAATTGCAAATCTATCATCTGCAGCTGCTGTAGTTATTGCAGTAAGTGCTGCTCCAATAGTTAAATATGGACGAGTAAAACTACCAACTTGTCCAGTAGTATCACTTCCATCCTTATCAACCCATGCAATATTTTTTCTATTAATTTGAACTACTAAACCAAAGTCAGTCCAACTAGTTCCATTGTAAATCATAATTTTATCTTCGTCTGCAATATGAACTACCATTCCTTCTCTTGGTTCAGTAAATATCCATTCAGCATCTGAAGTGTATTCTGTAATATCCCAATTATGTCCAGCCCAATCATTAAGACCAACACCACCAATAAGATAACGATTTCCTTCAGTAGCTACAGCTCCTGCTGAATCTACAATATCCTTATCAATAACACCACGTTCCCAAATAATTCCGCCACCTGATTCTTGGCCACCAGCAGCGTGCCAACGACCAGTTCCTACAGTAGGAGCTACTATTCTTTCTAAATCTTCAGTTTCAGTGCTTTCAGCATCAAATACGTAAAAACCACGATTCTTTACCATAATTACTTTGCCATCATAACGATTATTTGCATCAACTAACTTCAAAGCAGCAATATCTGTTACTGGAGGACCTACACGTCTCTCCGCTTTTCTGAGCATTGTACCAAGTTCACAAATCTTACTTGCTGGACATTGAAGATTTAACATTTCAACATATCTCAATTTAGTTCCAAAAATTTCTTCAGCCATTTTTCTTTTCCTTTCATATTGGTTTGGCTTAATCTAATCACGTTCCACTTACCAGTTACAATTAGCTATCCACGTGAACCTGCAGCAAATGGCAAACCACACTGTATTTCCGCTACACAATAATCACCTGCTTTTACATAAGAGATTTCTACTTTAATTGAAGAAAAGCCCCTTACATCCATTAATTTACTTTCAATAACTTCAGTAAGTCCATTAGCTGTCATTGTAAATGAATCAAATAATTTAGTATCTTGTAAGGCATTTATTACTCCAAAAGCTTCCAAAGTAAATGTTCCATTAGAAGCTCCATCTTTTCCTATAATTTTTGCTTGAACTCTTGCATGATGAACATGAGATACATCAATTTCAACATCACTTTCAATTGCAGCAGCACCATGAGCTACTTGTTTAACACTGGAATATAAAAATTTTCTTTGATGTAAAGACATGATTCCTCCTTATCCCTAATCATCTTTCTTTGTTACATCTCCATATAAACGAAATACTCCACGAGTCCTAGTCCATATTAAATTAGAAGAATCTTTTATTTGAATATCATATTTATAATCATTAAAACTACCAGTTTCTTCATCTTCAGTATCATCAGCTAAAAACTTAATTTCAAATATTCCACCTGCAAAATCAGTTATTTCAATTTCTGCAACATCAGCACTTGTCTTTTGAAGTATTGCAGCTGAATCTAAATCGGAATATTCCTCTTTAACTGTAAAGTATATTTTACAACCTGTCAAGTTTACAGGAGTTCCATCATTGTCAACAACTGAAATCACATACGGATGTGTATCACCACGAACATAATTTATTCTTGGTGTTTGTAATATATTTACATCTTCGTCAAGTATAATCACAAAAGCATTATCAATAAGTTTTATTGCACCTACTCGAGCTATAATTGCATCTATAAGTTCTGTTGTAGCACTATCAGCCCAAACATCAGCATCAACAGCGTTATTAACTAAATCCATCTTATCACCGGTAGCAGCAGGATTTGTTGGTAATTTATCAGTTTTTAATTTGATTGCATCCACAACTGTATCTATTATTACCAACACTGCAGTGTTTATTTGTATTGCTGTTAAGTTACCACCAATCGCTGTTAAGTTACCACTAATTGCTGTTAAATTATTTGCTATTGCTGCTAACACACTAGTTATATTTGCCCCTGTTGCCAGTCCAGCTTGGATTTTAGTAACAGCGTCAGCTTTTACAGCAGCTGCATCAAGAGCGTCTGTAATCAAATCCATCGCATCACCCGGTACTGCCAACCCAGCTTGAATCTTAGTAACAGCAGCGGCCGCAATAGCAGCTGCATTTATAGAATTTGCGTTCATGCTGGAAACAGCAACTTTCTCTCCATCTAACGTAGACTTTATATCTGTTCCCGTGAAATTCATCCCGTTCGTCTTAGTTTTTATTGCAAGAAGATTTGTGTACAACTTTGTTGAAATTAGCAAAAACTGGTCATCTATTTCATCCGCTGTTAACTTAATAGCAATCTCATCGTGATTCATCTCGCCATTTGTAAGTGTCAATAACCAAAGCCCAATTACATTTGCAGATTCAGTAGGAGTACCACTTAAAGTAAGGACTTGGTCAGGAGTTCCATCATTATAAACCGCTGATAAAACTTCATTTGTCAATGCTCCCCAAGCAGTTCCAGTAAATGCTCTTTGAGGATTAGCATTATCCATCAAAGGAAATTCTATCGTACAGCCTACATTCTTTGTCTTATCGTAGTATTTCATTTATCCTATCCCCGTTCCGACACCAGTTCTTATTCCTTTTCCGATTTTATGTTGTGGAATGTAGCTCACTCTATATTCATCCGCCCCCATACATGGAGTAGCGGGTCTCGCGTCTCCGTCTATATCATCTGTTACGCCTTCGCCCGAAAGGTCAACTCCTGCACCTATACAGGACGAACCCGACTGTATATGCAAGTCCTCGGTTCCGGCCCCGAGGTTCACAAATTTAATATCGTTTGTCGGGTCCTGGTTGATAAGCGCGTGCGTGGCCCCGCGGTCGTCCGCCGTTGCATCTTCCGAGCAGTTGTAGTCGGTGTTTGCAGCAGACTCACCGCCGTTCCATTTAAAGTCATTATTTGCTGTCGCCGTCGAAATATTGTCTTTTATTATAGAACTGTCATCAACACTTTGAATACCATATGCTTTTGTGCCTATGTGCGTAACATTATAAATTGAATTTGCGTAAATTTTGTTCCCCGTGCCGTGAGAATATATTCCTGCTGCAAATTGACTGGGATTTGTACAATGGATGCCGTATATAAAATTATTATAAATTAAATTGCCACCTGTTATAGCAGCAATAGCCCTGCAACGATGACTAACGTAGGCCAAATCATGTATAATGCAATTATTAACATTTCCCTGGTGGATATAAACACCTTCTCTACAAGCACCAATATCACCAATCTCGATATTTTCTATCACCCCATAATTAATCATTAATATTGCAACTACTCCCCCAGAATAATTATTGAAAAATTTAGGCGCAACCCCAGCCAATCCGCCGTGATAAATTTGGCCTATAATCTCCGGATGGTCAGCAGCGCTTGTATTCGTAAATCCAGTTCTGGCATCAACACCATTGTAATTCAACGTGGGTGTTTTTGTAAAAACCCTCGCCGCATGAATACTCTGCCCATTCATATCTCCGGGCATATCGTCCACAGCATCCTGTACGGCAGTCACGCTCGTGTAAGTTTTACCATCACCGCAGTCGTAGTACGTCGCCATCTCTTTCCTCTATTTCCAAATCATCCGCCTTCGGCCACTGGGCCTCCGGCGTGTCTTGGAGCAATCCCGGTTGTAATATCAAGTCCACGACCTTGTCGAAACGCGGTTTGATAGTAACGTCATCATGTTCAATGACGGGGTCTTTCTTATTCTGCATTATCTTCAGAAGCCTTGCCTTCTGTTGTATCCTGATTGCAATGGAATCATCGCTCATAAATTGTTCAATCCTGATTCTCTTATATATCCTCATAGCCCTGAGTTCGCCAAGACTCTTTTCCGTCCTGACCATTATGCAGAGTTGATTCCCAAGTTGGCCTGGTCCAAGTTCTTCATCGTCTGAATAGGCGTTGAGGACCGTTCCAGATAAAAATTTACTGTCGTCAATTGCTACTCTGAGTATTGCTTTCATTTAATTCAAGACCTCATTTACTTCATCCAAGAAAATTTTTATAATCTGTCCAGTAACTCCTGGGTCTCCGTTAGCTGGACTTCCATTTTGACCAGCACCACCCAAACCTCCATTTACATTAAGCGGATTTCCAGCAACAGTATATTCTAATTTTTTCATAATTAGAATAACTGCTCCTCCTCCGCCTCCTCCACCTCCACCAGTGTTAGGTCCTGAACCTGGTTGTCCATCACCTCCTTGTGCTCTAATAAAACCACCATTTTCTATATAAATTAAAGGAGCAGACACAAGTACAATACCTCCACCAGAAGCGCCACCCCCACCAACAGCAGCAGCTCCATCTCCACCTCCTCCGCCGCCACCAGAACCACCTTGATATAAGTTTCCCTTTTTCTCAAGCATAATTCCTTGAGGTACATTATAAATTGGGTCTCTTTCTGTTCCGTCTCCTTTTGCTCCACCCGCATTATTACCGTCTCCACCTTTTCCACCATCCCCCCCCAGTGATTCTTCTGTTCCAGGTGTTGCTGAAGAACCTGGATTTCCAACACCTACTGCACCAGCTCCTCCACTACCACTGCCACCTAATTCTTGTTCTGATAAACCTCCACCCGGATTTCCTTGAACTCCATTTCTATTTATTGAACCTCCATTTTTTATCCATATATACTCGGATGCAAATAGTCTATATCCAGCAGTAGTTAATGACGAACTAATTGTAACTCTTCTACAATATGTATCTTTTGTCAAAGATGCTGGAGCAGCAACAGTTAAATCTCCATCTTGTCCATTTCCGAAAGCACCTGCTTGTCTTGTATGCCAACTTGGTGGCAACCTTCTCATTGCAAGTGTATTATAATGTGGATAAACAACAATATTAGACCAAGTATCCACTCCATTCCAATCTGCATAGCCAAGAACCAAAGCACCATCATACGTTCCTGGAATGGTCTTATTTAACGCTGTGATAACGTCAAAATCAACATCTTCAACAGACCCAGCATATTGCGGGTCATCATCTTCATCATATGCTATCATTATAAAATAAGTATTTATTGCTCCTGGATTTCCTATAGCTGTTTCAACATCAAACTTAAAGTTATATCCATCAACATTTCCTATTATTTTTCTAACTTTTAAATCTGTACCACCTCCATAAATATACATTGAATCAAGTGGGTTTACATCAGGGTCATTGCTTTCTGGAATAACATCAACTTGAGTTATTCCATCTCCCATCCAGAATTCATGCCCATTTAATCTATGACGATTTATTATATGACCATGTCCCCAAATTTTGTGTGTATCATCTTTACCATAATTGGGAAATAATCCTGCATCATTTTCTGGATTTACTGCTTCAGCCATATCTTTATCTCCTCACTTTAAATTCTACCAAATGTGTATATCCACGTGATTGTCAAGGTTTTATTTCCGTCTTTTGCAAGTGTAGGAATCATTAACACTCTTGAAACTAAATCACCTGTATTTCTATTTGCTGTTGCACCATTCCAAAACAAACCAGCATCTGCAAGTTTATTTGGTGGTGTTGAATTTCCTTCTGTTGGCATCCAGTCCGTTTGAAAAATAGCAGAATAATTATTTATTCTCCAATAATTAATTGCTTTTCTTGGAACTGCAACATTAGCAAGTTCATTTGCTAAAGTCATATCTGTAACAGATGGAGCTGGAACTGCTACTGAATTATCACCAACACCAATATAAATAGTTCCTAAAGCAATGGAAGTATCCCCACCTGCTTGAAGTAATGCTTTTGCTATTGTTGCTAATCCTGTATTAGTAATTAGATTTTCCTTAACATATTCTTTAATAACTTTTCCACTTTTATTTTTCAAAGTGAATCTTACTGTTCCTTTAATTTTAAATTTATCTTTCATTTAAGCACTTCCCTTAAGTTTAGCTTTGCTTCTTTCTAAATCTTTTTTAACACGATTTAATTGTTCTCTTTCTGCTGCATACATATCTCTCGTTCTTTTATGCATGCTTAAGTGTATTGAACCATCCTTTAATTCTAAATTATCAATATCATTATTTGATTTGTTTCCATCAATATGATGAACATGTTCCCAACTCTTTAAACTTCTACCAAGATATTTTGCCATTATAAGTCTGTGTTCTAAAATAATTCCATTTCCTGACATATCATAAAATTTACTATTTCGCTTAATTCTAACACTTATATATCCTCTTTCATCAATATATCTTCTTTTTCCAATAATTCTTTTTCCATTTTTTTGTAAATGTAAGGACCTTCCTTTGCTAACATAACACTTTATGCAATATCCAGAAAAAGTTCCTTCCTCAATAGAATAAATTAAATCTTTAATAGAACGATAACGTTTCTCCTTACACTTTGGGCATTTAACCGAAACATATATTCTTGTATACTTTCGACATTTTGCATTTTTTTTCATAACTCTTATATCGTCTCTATCAACTATATCATTCCAACACTCATTAAATAATGCTAAAATATTGCCTTTTTTATAATTTCCTGTACCCTTATAACGTAAAGCTATTTTTTTCTTCGTGTATTTCTGTGCACATTTAATAGAACACATCCTTGCATTTTTCTTATTTACTTTAAAAACTTTATTACACACTTCGCATGTCTTTTCATGTAAAACTCTATGTTCAGCTTGTCATAGTCTAAAACATTCCATAGAACAAAATCTTTTATTTCTATCATTTTTACGATTATATGTTCTAAATACTTTATTACAATTTAAACATATCAATGCAAATCTTTTATCAACAGGATTAAATCTCATTAACATTATATTGTCCTCGAAATACCAACTCTTCCAAAGTCGACTCTTGCCGCTTGTTCTAATAAGAATGAAACTTTCTCACTTACACTAATTTTTTCTTCATAAATTCTCGTGTTCTTTAGTGGAACTAAAAATCCAGTTGTCATACTTAAATCTGTTAAATTATATGCTCTTTCCAATGCTCTTATTCTTTTGTCCATAGAAAAAAGAATATCTGATAATTTCTTTGGACATTTATTTCCTAATCTTAACCTTACAGACTGACCAAAATCTTCATTTGGATAATTACTTCTTCTAACAGCATCAAACTTTCTTTCTACTTTGAAAACACATAATCTTTTGTCCATTCCTACTTCTGGAATATAAATACGAATATAATCCCCAACTTGATAAATGTCATTATATACTTCTATATCAACATTTAATAAAGGTTGACTATTATCACGAAGTTCTGCCAATGCTAATTCTCTAATTTCACTTGCATGTTTGTTATCAGGAATAACCATCATTCTTTCTCTTGAACCCCACTCATCGACAGAAGCATCTACTTGCATTTCTTCAAAAATAGGGTCCTTATGACTATATATTACTTTAAGTTTACCTCCATTTGACAATTCTTTTGATGTTCCATCATCTTTATCAACTAATCTAATTGTTTTTTGTTTCTTATTAACATATACACCAAAATCAGAAGCAACATCAGTATCTGCATCAAAATCAGGAGAGTCATAAGGGTCACCGTCTCCTAATGCATGTTGCATTTCTTTACTATCACCCCAATCTTGTTTAACAAAATAAGGGTCAACATAACCTCCATTTGGAATATCGTCAATTTGTATATCAATTTCATCACCAGTAGGTTCATATGAAAGATGAAACTCGTCAGTTTTTCCGTTACCAACAAATACTTCTTCTCTTGGACATGTAGGAGGTGTTGGCTCTCCTGAGTTTGCAATCTGAAATTTATTTGTTAGATTAGATGCATCTTCAGTAATTTCAATTGAACTTTTTCTTATTGAATTTTGTTCTATTTCTCCTTCACCGGGTAAAGCTCCATCTTCTAAATAAGTTCCTGTATATTGAAAGTTATCTCTATCATATTGTCCTGCTCTTTCAGGAGTTAAACCATAAGGAGCAGTTGTACATAAAACTGGATGTGGACGAGAATCTGGTTTAAAAAAATGAAGTGTTCCATCTGTTATAGTCCAATTTGCTCCTGCAAGTTTGGCACATATATCAAGACATTCATGTGCATACATCTCGTTCCATTCAACACCATCAGTTACAACGTCTGTTTTATCAATTTGAGTTAATATTTGGTCCTCAATGTCTACACCTTCGTTCACTTTATCAATAATACCTTGTACTAAATTCTCAATTGGAGACACTCCTTCTTTTTTATTTACTTTTTTCTCTAACAAATTCTCTTTCTTATTTTCTGCGTGAATTTCAACATCAACATTTATTTCACCTTTTGCATTTACTTTTTCCACTTTCTTTTTAATTTCGTATTCTTCTCTCTTAACTAACTTTTTAGGTAATTCTACTCCCGTACCTTTAAATATAAACTCATCATCCTTTTCCCCATAGTATTCTTCTTGGTCTGACGTTCCCATTCTTCTTAATTTGTTAGGTTCATCATCTATTAATGTTCCAGGAGAGTCCTCACCTGATTCTACTTTAGCTTCTTCGTCTCCATCCACATCTGGAGGATATGGCACTCCGTACCAACTTTCATGTGTACGAAGTGTTATAATCGCACCAGTTCTAAATAAATTTATTATTTCCAAAGAACTTAAATCAAATCCATCAGCACCTTTCCACTCCTCACCTGCTGAAACGTTAACGATTAAATCACACGTCGATACTTCTTCACAGCTTTCTGTTACCTTACCAACTTTTGGTGGAAAAGGAATAGGTTCTTGTCCTGCTCCTGGAGGTGTTACTTCAAATCTTCTATGTATACCCATCAATCTATCCTATGGTCTAAATTTAGTAAAAACTTCTTCCGCTACTTTTTCTGACATTTTTTCAGACATCTTCATAAAATCAACTTCCGAACTTATTTGACCAACTTGAACTTTAATGTTACCGATTTTAGTTTGAGGAGCAACAATACCTCCTATTTTGCTAACTTCATCAGTAATTCCGCCTCCTGCTTTAGGCGCTGGAAATTCACCTGCACCCATCATAAATTTCAACAATTCTCCTAATGTTGAAGTTGTTTTTCCTTCCAATTTATCCAAAGCTTTAATAGCAACATTTACTGCGTTGACTATTTCATTTTGTATTTTACCAGCAAATTCTTTTACTTTTTCACCAGCAGATTTTAAGGCAGCTCCAGATTTCTTCTCTAATTCTTTCATGTGTTCAAGTCTACTTTTATGCTCTTCTAATTCTCTATCTGTCTGTTTTCCTGTTGATTCTTCAAACTCTTTATCTATTTGTTTTTTAAAATCACTTCCTTCTTTTAACATCTCTTTTTTCTTTTCTTCATTATTTTTAAATACATCAAACTCAGCTTCCTTAATCTTTCTCGATATTCTATCTAAATCCTTCTCTGCTTGTTCCTTTTCTTTCTTCGACAATTTATCATATTTTATGCTTTCATTAATATGTCTTTCTGCAACTTTCAATTTCCTTAATCCTTCCAAATCCCACTCTTTTCCATCTTTCCTTACTAAATTCCGAATAAATTTCCATCTTTCCAAAGTTTGTTGTCTTAAATTTATTGTTAATGCACGTTCTTGATTTTTACGAACATTTTCATAATTTCCATATTCAAATATTATTTTTTTAATTTGTTTTTCTTGGTCTCGTAAAGCTTTCCACCTATCAGATATAAGTTCATCATGTACTTTTTTCATTTCATCATATTCATGTTTATATAGTTTAATTCTAAGCTTAACTAATTTCTCAAATGCTTCCTTTCTTTCTTCATAACTTTTTGCTTCATAATCAATAAACTTTTTAAGATACTTCATTCTAACCAAAATTTTATTTCTTTCACTATCGAGTGTTCTCCTTTTTTCATAATCTGTGTATCCATCTATAAATTGAAATATTCTTTCCATTCGTTCTTTTCTCAATCTCTTTCCTATTTCGTACAATCTTTTTTCTAATTTAATTCTACTTTCAGTATTTTCTCTTGTATACTTTAATAATCTTCCTAATCTTTTTGCCTCATCTTCTAAAGATAACTGGCCAATTTCTTTTAATCTCTTTATTTTTAAAAGTTCCTCTTTAAGAATTATTGCATCGGTTTTTCTTTTTTTTCTAATTTCTTCATCTTCAAACTTATGTCTTATTTTTATTGCATCTTCCATAGTTTCTTTTAATTTCTTAAATTCTTGTAATAATTCTTTTTCTTTAATTTCTCTTACAAACTTTTCTCTATTTTTAAGTTCTTTTTCTAATTCATCACTATGAATTTTAAATTCACCCACTACTTTTTCCATACCTCTTTTAAATGATTTAGGCCATTCAACCTCCCAAATAAATTTAAATTTCTCAAATGCACTTTTCGGTACTTCACTTAATACTCTCATTATGTCTTCTGTAGTATCAACAAACTGACCTTTTATATAATAATAAGCTAATTTCGCTCCTACACTTATAGCTTTTGCTGTATTAGTTACAAAAGTAGTAACCATATTCCACAAATTTTTAAAAATATTCTTAAAGAAAGAAAGTATTGCAAATCCAAATAATCCTATTGGACCAAAATCTAATATTTCCCCAATCATTTTATAAGTTAACTTTAAATACCCCCATATTTTGCCAAAAATATAAGGAACATATTTTATTAACCAAAAAATTGCGCCTTCAATCCACTTAACAACTGAAAACGCAACATCTCTTATTTTATCTGCAGAACCTGCAGATATAAGTCCTTTCAAATAACTTCCTAATTGTTTTACTCTCTCAAATAATTGTCTTATAGCAGGAATCATTGGAGTAATTATCTCAAGAAATAAAACTTTCATTTCTTGTTTAAATCTCATCCAAGTACGAGTTAATGTATCCATTCCCTTAGCAAATGCACGTGTTGCTGCACCTGCTGAATTATACATGTCATTAACATCTTTAGTAAATGCTTCAACATTGTTAATCAATGCAGAAATCATTCGCTGAGCGCGAATGGAAGGAAATATTCTTTGTACTTCTTCAGGACTTAACTTTGCTTTTGCTAATTCTTGTATTACTCCTAATAATCCTTTTGTTGCAATTTCTGTTTCACCAATACTTACACCCAACTGAGTTGCTGCTTCAATTGATTCTTCTGTTGGAGCCATAACTTTTGTAAGTGCTTGAGCAATAGCAGTCTCAGCTTGAGCAGCGTTAAATCCATTTCTTGTCAAAAAAGCATAAGTTGCTGCAAGTTCTTCAAAAGGCATTCTTGCAGCTCTTGCAGCAACCATGGAACGAGACATGTGTCCTGGTAATTCTCTAAATGTTAACTGTCCTTTTTCAACCGTTCTAAACAATACATCTGCAACTTTATCAACTTGGTTAAACGAAATTCCCATTGCATTCATAATAGTAACAAATAACTTACCCGTTTCTGATGCATCAGTAAAACCAGCAACTGCCGCTTTAGTAGTAGTCTCTAAAACTTTTGCTGCAAATTCTGGAGGTACTCGAGCAGACAAAATATCATACATAGATTTAGATATGCTCTCTAAAGATTCACCAGTTTTAGTTGCTAATCTTTTAATTTCCTTAGTAAAATTACCAATCCATTTCCCAGTATCCTTAATCATTGTAGAAACAAATGCCATTTGATATTCAAAGTCTGCTGCTTGTTTTATTAACATTACAAATAAAGCAGAAGCAGCAAGTGCTATTAACTTTAACCTTCTAACTATTCCACCTAATACTCTACCTACTAATTGAACTCCAGCAACAAATGTCCCAAGTGCACCACCCGCTACACTTAACCCTGCAGAAAAGGACTTAGTTATAACTCTAAGTACTATATTCAATTTTTGATTTACATCAGCCATTACTCTTTCCTATTTTTTATTTCCTTTATCGTGAGATAATCCAAAATCCAAAAGTTCAAAATCTTGCATAGGTTTAATTCCACCTGAAAATGCGCTTTCAGGTTGCGAAACACCTGAACCCATAGATTTAACCATTGCATTATATTCTATTTCCTTCTTTTTATAAAATGCTTGCAAATATAACTTAACTTGTTTATAAGTCATATTTTTAATAATGTATTCTTTAGTCCATCCGTAATTGGCAAAATGTTCAAATATCATGCTCCAGGTGGCTTGGCTATCTTCTTCAATTCCTTTTTTATCCCAGAGCCAATTCTCGTAAAATTTGCAACAATCTCCGAAATATCATTTAATTCAATAATATCTCCAATAATACTCACAAACAGGCTAATCTTAAGATTTTCTAAAAGAAACTTCTTATCTGCCTTTAATACCATTGCTACAATATCATACACTTTATCTAAAGCTTTTTCTGAAGATTTTATAAACCCAAATATTACTTCAGGTTCATAAATTTTCTTTGCTCCAATGTCTCCTGTCATTAATTCTGGATTTGCTGAAATTACAATACTAACAACCTCAACAATATGTTGAAATAATGAATAAAATTCTCCTATTACTAATGGTTTTACAATAAATTTCTTTTTTCCAATTAAATAAGTTTTTGTCTTTCCAATCAACATACCCAATTCATCTTCACTAATAACTTCTTTTGCAACACTATCACTTTTATTTTTTTTGCTTTTATCTTCTTTACTCATTTTCACTTACCCCTTTCCTTCATTACAATTTGCCAAAGATAATAATTTCTTCAATTTCTCCAAAATCCACTTCTATCTCCGTAATTCAAATATTTACCACGACATTCATTGCAATATCCTGTAAATTCTCTTTTTTCTATAGCACCTATTACACTTTCAATATGCAACATTCTCCACTTTCTACATTTTGGGCATTTAACAGGAACAGTTATTTTACATTCTATTCTTTTTCCATTTCCATTTTTAAACTTCTCATATTCCATATTATATAAGTCAATGTTGTGCCAACTTAATAAAGGTAACATATTACCTTTAAATCTTTGTCCTTTACCTTTCAAATACTTTCTGTCCCTTAAGTACCCCTTTTCAATAACTTCTTTCATTTTATTTTCCTCATTTATACCAAACTATCGACAACATGACCATAACGTTTTCCAAGTGTCTGCGAGAACTCCATAAGACAACGGAAAGTAATGGGGAATACAACCTTATCACCTTTTTGAAGAGTGTGTTCTGATGTTTCCATCTTTTTAGCACGAAAGAAAGTATAAGTCCTTGCTAACCCTAAACGATTTCTACCAGTAAATATTAATTGATGCTCTGGTAAATCTTGGAACGCTCCAAGATAAAGAGTATCAGTAACTCCTGGATTAGTTACTATTGCATCGGGTTCTTCCCAGACACGTTTAAGATTTACAAGTGTTGCTTCTGCAAGTTGTGTTTTAACAGTAAGAGTAAATTTAGTGGGACATATATCCGTTGCATCTAATTCTTGGTCAACTTCCTTTTCAAAAATATCCATTGTCTTTTCAACTGCAACACCATCACTGGTGTATCCCATGTCAGCTCCATCTAAAAATATTTGTACAATACCATGTAAAATGTTTCTTATATCAGTTGCCATGTTTCTACTCCTTTTTCACTTTTTACTTAAAGGTCAGCTGTATCAATCACTCTTTCAACTTCAGATTTACCCTTCCACTTCTGATTAATTGTAGTAGCAACTGTAGGTTCGCTACCAGCTTTAATAACAATATCAGTAATATCAGTGTACATATCAGTTCCATGTACACCAATATCATCTTCATTATTAATTGCATCACTTGCATCAACTGGTACGTCTTTATCTTCAGAAGTTGTATCCCATTTTGTGCACGATACAGTAAGAGTAAGTGCGTCAGCTGCAACAGCTGCAGTTGTTTTTTCAAGAACTAAATTACTTGCATAATACCGAGTAATATCAATTGCACTGCCATCTACAAAAGTAGACGAAGCACCTGCTCCACCCGGAGGGTCTACAGCATCTATTGTAATCTCTCCCATTGCCGGAACAACAGGAGAAAATGTTGCTGCTGGTGTTAATATTTCAATTGCTAACATCTCACATGCAACTTTAAAATCAGGGCCAACCCTTTCATCTTGTGCAACTAAATAAGCACTCATGCCACCAACATGTCTGGAAAGTGCTCTCATTGAAGTTACAAACCTATCAAATGCAACAGGAATTGACAAACATTCAGCTAATTGATTTCTAAATCCTTCAATCAAATCATCAATGACTTCTGCATCAGCATAAGCAACTATCCTAGCAATATTGTTTGTCGCTCCAAGAGATGCTGTAGCTGCTTCAATTCCTGTTCCTAATTTCTGGTCAAGTTCATAGGATTGTGCTGCAATTGAATCTGCCAATAATATAAAGTCCGCCTTTGCAATAGTTCCCATGTTTTTCTCCTTATTTCTATATCCTTATAAGGCAACACTTCTCTCAAGTTCTGACATTCCTTTCCATTTCTGATTAATTGTATTTGCATTAACAGGTTCAGCTCCAACCTTAATTATCATATCAGTAATGTCAATATACATATCTGTTCCATGTGTACCAATATCATATTCTAAATTAATTATATGAAGTCCATCAACTGCTACATCTTTATCTTCAGAGGTCATGTCCCACTTTGTAAGTGTTACAGTAATAGTAAATGGGTCTCCAACTCCTGAAGAAGCAGTAGTTTTATGCAAAACTAAATTACTTGCATAGTAATGACGAATATTTATTGCGTTTCCATCCACAAACGTACTCGTAGCACCTCCACCTCCTGGAGGGTCTACATCATCTATCGTAATCTCTCCCATATTAGAAATTACAGGAGAAAAAATACTTTCTGATTTTATTTTTTCTATTGCAAATAACTCAACCATTGTCTTAAATTGAAATGGCGCTCTTTGTAAGTTTTCTTCTAAATAATGTCCAATATTACCAAGATGATTTTTTAATGCTTTTGCTGAAGTATAAAATCCCTCAAAAGCATTAGGATGAGTTGTTACTTTTACCATCTGTTTTTTAAACGCTTTTAATAAAGCTAACTGAACATCAGAGTCAGCATTTGCTTTTATTCTATTAATATTATTTTGTGCACCGAGAGAAGCGGAAGCTGCTTCAACTCCAGTACCTAATTTTTTAGCAAATTCTATTGATTGTGCTACCATTGAATCTATTAAGTCAAGACAGTCCCATATTTGAATTTGTCCGTTTTTTTCTTGTTCTCTAAATGCTCCAATTGTCCAAGGACCCCATGTTGGTCGTTTCTTTCCTGCTACATCACTTTGAAATTGTCCATATAAACTTTCAGCTGCTCTCCAAATATCCGAACCAATTAAAGGTCTAAAATCTTCACTTCCACTCACAATAGAAACAAATTGGTTTGCTCCAGCCTTATTCGTTTTATTGTGTGCTCCACCATAAAGAGCGGCAGACCCATCATCTGATGTACAATAATCTATGTTAAAAGTCCCCATGTGCTTTTTAAATGCCTGACCTCCAGTTCCAGCGCCACAATTACCTGCATAAACATTACGAATAATACAAGTTCCAAAGTTTAAATTGGCATAAATACCATAAGCATGTGGCCCGGGTGATAGATTCCATATCGTTCCATTGCTTATCACAGTTCCATTCGACTGCTGACTAACTACGCCATGAACAACGTCGCTACTTGCATATAGATTGTTAATAATAAAATTGCGAATTTCTACATTTGGTGAATTAAAGATATTAATACCTTTAACATCAGAACTAGCAGTCTGTGTACTATCTTGAATAATACATTCATCAATTAATACATTATTAACATTAAGTATATAAATAGGAGCACTTAAACCAAAAGGATTAAGATTTATACATTTAACTCGAAATCCAACAATTCTGCTGTATGGTCCTGGAAGAATAGCAAAAGCTTTAGCGGCTCCACTATAGAATATCTGTATACCTTGATTTAACATGCCATAATGTAAAACCATTGCATACATGCTAATAAAATCATTTGCTGTTTCGCCAAAAAAATTTGTTGAAAAGTCAACAAACTCCATATATATATTACCCGTAGTTACTTTAGCAAATACTCGTATTCTCTGTTCACCCATACCAGCAAGATTACCACCACCAGCTGGTGTAGCAGCAAGAATAGCTGCTCTAACTGCTGTTAGTGTAGTATAAGGTTTATCGTCACCTACATCCCAGTATGTTACTGCCATTTTAAAACCTTAAAATTATTTCTTTTTCTTTTTTATTACCTTCTTTTTCTTACTTGAAGTACGAGATATACCAACCCTTGCTTTTATTTTTGGTTTCTCTATAATCTTCGTAATTATATTATCCTTCATATCAGTAATTATATAATATTTGCTATTGAATAATCCATTAGGTACATCTTTTTCTAACATTTCCAATGTTTCGCCTGACCTTAATGTTACTCCTCTTAAATGTGCTTTTGATTCTCCAGGAGCTTTGAATGTTACTTTCACTTTCTTATCCATTTTTTCTCCTTTCACGCCATAGTCCCCCTCAACTATTTAAGTTGTAAGAGTGTATTGTACTAGAGCGGCGATTGTTGTCAAGCTACAACCCTTTCTAATATCCAAATTTAGTCTTTGCTCTTAAGTGAATGCTTGCAGATTTAAAATATAAATCTCCTTCAAAGTCTGTCGGAGTAAAATCTATACCAGAAACAACTGAGTCACTAACATTACTAGGATATGGAGATAATTCTATATGAAGAGCATGTTTGTCTAATACACTTCTTATTGCTTTTACATATCTTAATACTTTTCTTTCAGCTTTCTCTGACTTATTTTCCCACAATACTACTATTACATCAATCATCGTTTCATCTTCAGTTACTCCGGGATTAAAATCAACACCTTCAATAGTTGAAGGTGTTACAATTATAATAGACTTTCCTTCTGCAACATTTGGGTCTATTTGTCTTAAACCAAAGTAAATTGCTTTTGGGTTTGATATTACAAAAGCATCATTTTTTACAGCATTTATTGTTGCTATTTCAGTATTTAAATTATTTGTTAAAATAGTTCTTACCTCATCAATTAAATCTTCATGGTCATATTCTTTAAGAGCCATTTTAACTCCTTAATACTTTGTTAACATGTTTCTGAAACATTTTTCGTATTATTGTAATGTCTTGCCTTTGAAACATAAGAAACGGTCTTGCAGGAATTCTAAACCTTCTCCCTGGACCAACATATCCGCCCTTCTGTAATATACTTGCATAACTTACATTTGTTCCAAGAAAAAAACCATTTCTTTTTATCTTTAATCCTTTTCCACGAGATATTGAACGTTTAAGTTGTAATGCAAAAACTCTATTTCCTAATCTACCTGCCAATTGTAATATTATTAATGGATAATTTATTCTTTCACGAACTAATTTTCTATATGCAAATCCCCATGGAGCCCATTTTTTGGGACGTCCTTCTCTTGTAAAATTCATATGAACTGAATTAATCATGTACCAAGCTGAATCTTTTATTGGTCTTTTTAGCCATTCCAATCTTTTTAAGTTTCCAAACTTTCTTCTAATTTTTGCTAATTGCATTTTATTGATAGTGATGTATACTTCTGCCATGATTTATATTTCTGATGTTTCACCGCTTAACGGAGAAGTATTCATTGTTTTAACATGCTGAACGTTTATTTCAAAGTGATGGTCTGCACTTTCTGCATTATCCGCATTTAAACAACGATATACTTCATTTCCAATAGTAAATCTATCTTCCATTCTAAAATTATAAGGAGTATCCTTTATTTCATAATAGCGAGTAATTAGTAACGGTGTTTCAACAGTAGAAGATACTTTGTCTTGTTCCATTCCACCATGAGTGGACGGAGACTTAATTCCTAATCTGCATGGAACATCTATATAGACATTATCATATTCTTCCGTAACCTCATTATAACGCGATACAGCAGCTCTCAAAGGCAATAATCTCAAGGGAATCTCTCGCGCTTTCACATCTCACCTCCATAAACAAATAAATAATTAAGCAATAAGAGTTCTTTTAAATCTCATAATTATATCATTTATATCGTTTTGCCACTGCTCTCTTTGTGTACTAAATAACCCTCCTGAAGTTTTATTTACATTATACGCTTCTGCGTATTGAGATATTTTTATACTCTTTAATCCTTCACTTTCCCATTCTGCCGGGCTTCTCATAATTATGCGTATTAAAACCATTTTTAAAATACAATCCTTTATGTCATCTGGAATATCCGCTAACTCATATCCATACATATAAATTACTTCTATATTTAAATGTCCTTCTGGAAAATATGCCATAGAAACAGGCAATGTAGAAACTAAATGAATAACACCTGTTTCTTCATCAACTCTATATTCAGTTACTGTCACATCTTGTTGATAACTTGGAACATCTGTTACAATAATACTAGTAATTGATACAATTGGAAAATACCTAAGTACAATGGTAGGCTTTCCACTTCCGCTTATTTTTTCCGTTATAGTAACTTTCTCAAATTTTCTTCGTGTTAATCTTTCAAAATCTCTTTGTGCTCTTAATATTACTTTATTTAATTTTGAATAAGAACCTTGTTTCCACTCTTCAGTGTCAATACCAAGGTCCTTTAATTCATCAATAACATCTTGTTGTGTAATCCAAACATTCATTTATGTCATTCTTTCACTTTTTTCTTTTTAATAGTTTTTTTTACAATATTTTTCTTTGCAACTTTCTTTCTCACTTTAGGTATTTTAAGACTTTTTTCTTCTTCCTCTTCAATTTGTTTTCTAATCTTTTTCACAATCTTTTCTTTTTCCACTTCTAATTCTGTCGCTACTTCTTTTCTTGCTTCTTCTCTAACTTTTTTCTTTAAATCTTCTAATTCCTTTGTTGCATTTTGATTCACTTTTTCCATCGTTTCTCTAATTCCTTTTTTCATTTCTTCTTTTTCTTTTTTTAATTCTGCTTGTGCTTCTTCTCTCGCTTTTTTTATTGCTTCTTCCTTAATCTTATTTAAGTCTGTAGCTTCTATAGGAGATTTCAAGGAGGCAACCTTACTACCGATTGCCTCCTCTTCAGAAATCTCCTTGAAGCAAGACTCTTTTCGCAGCTCTTCCACATGAGATAGGTCTGTAACTTCTACAAGATAGTTCTTAATAACATAATTAAAAACCGACCCTTCCCTTGTATTTTCACAAACGAACCAAGCCATAGCTTCTCCCCTTTCAGTTTTTAAGAAATACGAAGTCGTCTTGAAAGCGCATTGAAAATATCACCCTTATAAACAAGAGCTTGATAAGAAAGTAGTAAGAATTGTTCTTGGTCAATAGTTCTTGCAAGAGGAAGCATTTGAATAAGATTCTTAACTTTCTCACCTTGCTCATTAAGCAGAGATGCAATTTCAAGCGAAATATCTTGGTTCATATTCAACAAGAAAATTACTTCATCTTTATCATCTTGGTCCAAAGGTTTATCTGTACCAAGAGAAGCATCCAAAGTTCCATCATTTATACTAACAACAGCAGCACCAATAGTACCAGCGCCATCATAGGTTTTAGCAGCATTTCTTTTTGAAAATACTTCTGAACTTGCAGCACCAGCTTGAAGAGTACGATACACTTTGTAAAGTTCTGCTCCTGCAACAGCTGTAAAGGTAATATCCACCGAAGTATTACCTCCACCTAATGTATGAGTAACTGCAGTACTTGCCCATTGTTCACCATATTTAGTAACTGCTGCAACTCTCCATCTATAAGTTTGACCTCCAACAAGATTGCCTGCTGTTGCACTATTAGCAACAGCAATAACACCCATTTTTGAAGTTGGACGACAGAAAGATGTATCCACAATCGGAATATCCCGATATGAAGTCATTTCAATTCCACCAGCATACATTACTTTCGTAATTGATTTACGAACTTCTGATTGTAGTGTATTAATTTTGGAATGCATCATTGGACTCATAAAAAATGCCATATCTCCTCTATTAATGGGACCCTTTCCAATAATTGGGTCTAACATATCATCCAAATCACTTAATTTAACAACACCTGCTACATCAACTCTATTAGTAATAATTTTAGTATCAAGTCCATCATACTGATATTGGTCTGCAGCTAAATTGCCCCACATTACTCCAAATTCCATAGCATACGCCATTGCTTGTGCAGCGCCAAGAACTTCATTTGCGTAAGAATTAACAAATGATTTTGAAGATGCTTGTTGAAAACCAGTTACTCCGCCCTTTGCGCGAATAATCTTAAGTGGTGCTGTACGTCTATTGTAAGTTGATTGTGAATCAGTCGTAACAGCTTTTTCACCTTCAAAGTTAGCTGATGGAATTGCAGTCCTATCATTAAATTCGTGAGTTTTGCCATTTGATTGAACAATTTTAAGCCCAGCTACAAGTGGTGAAAGGAAACGAACAAGTTCCACAATCTTTGGTTCTAAAGACTCTGGAGATAATGCGCTTCCTTCAGTAGTACTCAGAGCAAGAGCAAGTTCCTCTCTTGTTCCTTTATAAACTGCTCTTTCTTGAATTAAGTCCCAAATATCTTGAGCCATTTTTACTTTCCTCCTTTTTATTTTCTCTATTACTGCATTTGTAACTTTACTTGTTTAATTAGTTAATCCTTCAACCCGAGTGCACCCATCAAACTACCTCTAATACTTCCGAGAATATCGTCTTTGGTTGCCAATTTTTGCTTGTCATCTGGCTGCTTGGAAAGGGCTTTATCTTCCCTCACCACTGTTGAACCATCAACAATAAGTCCCTTGCGAGTAGTTTGCTTAGTCTCTTCGGATTTAGATGGATTAAACTTTGTAATGGACTTTGACAATGCCTCTTCAACTCTTTTTGTTAATTCTTCTTCTTCCTTCTTATCCACTGGAATTGAGCTTAAAATAACAAAAATTTCTTCAATACTTTTCTGTGCTTCTTCAAGAGAAAAACCTTTTTCGTTGCTAAGAGGTTTAACAGCAGCAAGAACATCATCAGTAACACGATTGATTGATTTTGCATCAAGTCTACTCAAATCTGGTTTAACCTTAAAATCTTTAAGAGCAATATCAGACTTAATACTTGGACCAAAATACTTATCACTTCCTTCTTTTTTTTTCTTTTCATCTTCTAATTTTTTATCATCTTCTTTCTTCTTATCATCTTTCTTCAAATCCTCATCACCCTTTTTATTGTCTTTGCTATTATCTTTCTTTATTCCTTCTTCCAACTTAGCAAGTCTTTTTTCAAATTCCTTTTCCTTCTTCTTAAATTCTTCTTCCTTTGCTTTTAGTTCTGCTTCTCGTCTTTTTGCAGCTTCTTCTTCTTTTTCTTTTTCAAGCTGTGCAATGCGAGCTTGCAATCCTTCCAATTCTTCTTTACTCATTTCGTCGTCTCCTTCTTTACTTTGCGACCTAATTGCTTGTAAGTCCTTTTCTGTAACTGGCTGTACATAATGCGAATGAATATCCTTATCCTCTAATTCCCCACCAGATTCTTGTTCATCACCCTCACTCAACAACAATTCCTCTCCACCCGCAGGTGTAAGAACAACAGAAATATTTTTCGGGATTATATCCGTCGCATGTGTTCCAACACGAAGAACGTTTAACCTTGGAGATATGCCAAATGAAGCTTTACCTCTTTGTTTCTGATACTTAATTTTATTAGCAAAATCCTCTTCAATTATATTAATTTTATGAAACCCAAATCCATTAGCAGAATCATCCCAATAAATCCCTTCGGCATCTCCAATCCATGTACCAGATGAATCCTGGTGGTCCTCTGAACCTCCCCTGTGAACGTCAAAGGCATGAATCTCATCAATAGAACGTTCCTTATATTTTTTTGCTTCAACTACCTTATAATAATCGTATAACTTTTTAACTTCTTCTTCGGAATACTCCACTCCATTATGAATACCCACTTTAAGAACCAATTTGTCTCTTACGATAAAAAAGGGTTTGACTTTAACAGCCACAGGCAACCTCCTTTTGAAAATATAATCAGGTCACCTGTCACTACAAGGGGTGTCTTGCTACCGGGTGCCTAAGTAAGTACCAACTTGTCCCTTTTAGTCTTTCTTAACAAATATTTTTTAATCTCACCTGAACGTGTCTTTAACTTAATAACAATACAATCAAACTTTTCATCAACCATCAAATCAGAAACAATAATTTGCTTAAATTTCTCCTCTCCTTTTTGTCTAACATTAATAACAACATCATTACCATCTAAATCAAATACCATTTTAGTTTACCTCCATTCTTATATTATATTATCAGAAAATTTAGATGAAGTCAACTGAATAATTTGACAAATACTTCAATCTTTCATTCAGTACATGCATAAATTTCTAAGCATTAATCATATGTACATTACACACTATTAACTTTCTTTAGAAAAGGTGTTATGTAAAATAAGTCTCACAACCTTTTATTTCATACATTCAAAATTTTTTTATTTTATCATGTAAAAACAATTTTTTATTTACTTTAATTTAACTGATTTTTTAAGTGAATTAAATTCGCGAATTGGATACAAGAAAAGAAAACCTCGATTTGGCCATCTTGCTTCTTTTTCTTCATCGGATACATGATGTAATTCTTGAGTTTCCTTAAACATTTTAGTATCAACTCTGTATCTATAAGTTCCAAACTTAGCACCTTTAGATGGGTCGTTTTCCTCATTTGGAAGTGGACCAAACCTTACATATCCCAACGCAGTTCCATTTTGAGTCATTAAGTAAATATCTGGTAGCTCTATATTTTCACCAAGTAATACTGCCTTCTCCTTCCTTTGTAATACTAAATCCCCATGTGGATTTTCTAACTTTATCTTCTTATCCACAATTATACCTAACACTTCCAAATATAATTCTTGTGAACCTTCATTATCCTGTTGACCAAACTCAAAAGTAATCTTATTTCTTGCAAGAACTTCTTTAACAACTATTTCTGCCATAAGTAATACTTCTTTCTCACTATATTCTGTTTCTCTACCATCTGCAATTCTTTCATATAAATTGGAAATCTCATACCACATATACTCAACTCTTAAATCATCTATTTCTTCTATTCTTCTTACTTGGCTCCATATTGAATACTTGTCCCTTTTGCTTAATTCCAAAAGTAATTCTTCAAACAATTCTTGACTTAATGCAGGTTCAAATTTAATTGGCTTATATCCATGACTTTTTAACCATGCTCTTGCTTTTCCAGCAGTAAATTTACTTTTGTCAAATCTAATTGATTGAATTATTGCTTTTTCTTTTCCATCAACATCTTTAACTCCCCACACTATCTTAATTCCTGAACCAAATTTATTCTGCCCTTTCTTTTCTTGTCTAATTCTCTTAAACTGACCTGGAGTTCTAATACGAGCGGAATGTTGAGTAGGAAACGGCAACTTAAATCTCCTTCCTATCCATATTTCTTTATGGACTTTCTCAATTCTCTTTCTACCAAACGCCTTTTTTCATAATGAATATCCTTATGACACAAATCACATAACCATTCTACTTCAAGTGGTTTTGAATAATCTTCGTGATGTCCTTGTGGTTTACACTTCTTATTACATCTTGAACATCTATTAGGACGAATTAACTCTCCGCTTCTTAAAGCTTCTTGTACAATACCGTAAACAATCCTTTTTTCTAAATTTTCCTTTGCATATTTTTCAGTAGCTTTTGTATTCCATTCTTTAAGTTTATCTGGTACTTCTTTTACTCTCTTTTCATCGTACTTTTTACCATATGCTCTATAATGGTCTCTATTCTTCATTATACACTTTCTAATTCTCTTATAAATTTTTTTCGGATTTCTATCACGATACTTTTTTGCTATCTCCTTACGCTTTTCTTTATTACCATCTTTTTTAAGCCACCCTTCACTATCCTTTTTCATACAATTTTTACACTTTGCTCTTCTCCCCAATCTATCTCCACCATACAACCAAAATTCACTTACTAATTTTTTAACTTTACACTTAATACAAACTTTAAAACCTAATCCATCAGCTTTAATTTGATTTATAAATCTATTTGTTGTCATTCCCCTTTTCATGTTAGCAATGGTCCTTCCTTCTCACTTGGTAAATAACCAGGTGGAGGTTTAATGCCATAATAGCTAAAATCAATTAACGGTATCACCGTACAATTGTTGTTAACATGGTGAGCGTTCATATACTCTTCTGCTTGTCTTAACGTTCGTACATCTGGAGAATTATCAACACACCATTGACAAGGTTTAGCGCCAAGTTCAATCTTTGCTTTTTTTATCCCATCAGTTCTTGCTGCATTTATCCTTCCTATATTATAAGCTTTTGGTATCTCCGTTCTTACAATTTCTGCTACTTTCCAAAACTTAGTATCATCAAAAAATTTAGATAATTCTGCTGCAATATCTGTTGCTGGTTTCCCTTCTTTAATACCTGTACGAATTATATTTTTAACATTTCTTTTTGCAAATTTTGGAGATACTCCATTCATCATATCCCTTATAGTTTTATTAGACAGTCTTGAAGCAGCGCTCTTTGTTGCTTCAAATGTTTCTGGAGATAAATAATTAAATTTAAATATCCCTACTTTACCTCTATCACCATCTTTGTATCCAAGTGCTTTTGCTATTTCTTTATAACCAAAAAGATACGATTCTTTATTTCCTTGAATAAGAGAAACATTTAATTCTTTTCCTGTTATAGAACTTTCAATAACAATTGTTGCTTCATCATCGCCTTTAGCTAACTTTCTTTCTTTCACAGCCTTATTAAAAACTTTAATTGTTTTGTTTTTTATTCTATCGTAATCCTTCTCTAAATTTCGTGTTGCTTTTTCAACTATATCTTCTAATTTTTTTGACCTTATAAACTTAAATGCAGTATCAGTCTGAACTGTTTTATTTGAAAATAAAATATGATAATACTCAGTAAGAAAGTTTGCAATATTCTCTGGTGCAATTTTAAAATAACCTAATATTGTTCCGATTAAGGAAAAGGGTGAACATCTTCCCCTTCCTTTTCACTTATAACTATTTCGTCTTTTGTATCTTCCTCTTCCCAATTAATATCATCCACAAGAGACGGAAATTCTGTTCCTTTCCTTGTAATCCTCCTTGGTCCAATATCAAAACTAAACGTTGGCTGTTCTTTCTTTTTCTTTTGTCTTTCTTCAATAATTTTCTTTCTATTATCATACATCTCCTCACAAAATATAAATGTTCCGTCCTTAAACATAATAAAAGGTTTATTAAATGTTGTATTATGTTTTGGAGATAAACCAACCATTTCCCTTATTTCATTCAAACTAACTGCTCCATGCTTAGATAAAACATCTACCAAACGCGCAACATCTTTTTGGTCACTCATTGAAGTCTTCTTAAATATAAAACGATAATCGTAAATACCAAGTAAATCCAAATAACTATTAATTTTATTTTGAATCAAATCAAGAATAGGTTTTATTTCTTCTTGAAAAAAGGTTTTATTTATATATTGAGACTCTTTTACTTGCGTTTGAGAAATACCTAATTTAGATATAGGAGTTCCAATAACTCCAAGCATCTCGTCTCTTACATATTCTCTTAAATCCTTTCCTTCCATTTTCGTTTCTTCCAATTTTAAATCTTTAATTTCACACTCCCCTTCCAAAGCAATAAAAGCACTATACGCACCTTCAATTCCTTCATGTAACATTGATATTTGCGCTCTATTCCTTTTTATTTGTTCTTCACCTAATTGTCCAGGAAAAATAAATGCTTTTCCCTTTTTAACTCCTCTAGTAAATATTGACTTATTTAGTTTCATTGCATATATGTCAAGTAATGTCGATTGTTCAAGTGATTCAAATTGAGATGTAGGACGCAATTTTCCAAATGGGTCTGAAAACTTTATCCATATTACTTCATCATAATCAAAATTAGCCTCTTCTGACATAACTTTTTGAACATAAGCAGGTTTACCTTTAATTGGATATCCGTGTAAATCAACATTAGGGGAAATATCCCCATTTAATGTGTAAAAGTCTTTAGGATAACCTGCTGAAGCTTTAACTACTTCCCAAAAACATTCTGCATTTAATTTTAATTGAATAACAGTTACCCACATAATGTCTGCAAATGACTCAGTTTGATTAGGAGATTTAAAAAAATTCTCAATTAACATTTTAGCATTTTCATCAACTTCACCTTTACCTACATACTTTATATCGTGTCCAACAGTAACTGCAACCTTTGCAATCTTCTCAACAGCAGCACGAAGCCACGGGTGCTTTTTATACATGTCATAGTGAAGTTGTTTCAAACGTTTAACTTGATGTACAGTAGTAAAACCAGTAGAACGAAAACGATATCCCTTTCTGTCTGCTTCTGGTACATACGTTTCAATATTAATAGTAGATGGTAATTTTTCTTCCTTAACTAACTGAACCTCGTCCCGTTCAGTTTGGCTATCAGCCATTTTATCAGACATTTTTTCTCTCCTATGTTACTATTTCCTCTTTACCTAATAAACTACTCATTTGCTTTTCAATTCTCCTTTCAATTAACATATTAACTCTATCTCTGCAAAATTGAATGTTACTCAAAGTAACAATCATATCTTTCACAGTATACTTCATTTCTAATTTAAACATTATCTTTCTCTCTAAATCATTTAAATTAGTCATATTTTCTACAAGTTTCCCGTTTACTCTGTTACAACGATAATTAATAAGAGTCTCAAATGATATTTTTTCAGTCAATATATATATAGCCAAACGATTTAATATCTCATCTGAATGCTTACCTAATCCAATTATTTTAGTTTTGTCTTCTTCTCTTTCTTTTGTTACAAAAATATTAAATGAATCCATAGTAAGATTTTCTGAGGCAATCGTTGCATAATTAAGAGCGTGTGCAAAGTGGTCATTTCTTACTTTTTTATATTCATAATGAGATTCTCCATCAGCACCTTCAATTTTTTGTCTTATTAATGCAAGAATATGAAAATAAACAGGAACCAACTTATCAGAAATAGGAAATATATATTTTCTCTTTTTCACATCTTTTATATTTTGACACATTAAATCAAGTGTTAAACTTCTATCTGCCAACACCATTCCCTTATTAGGTTGCCAATCTATCATTTCTTTACGTTTCTTATTATAATAACAAAGAAACACTTTTGTTTTCCAATCTTGTTGAAATTCTCGTGCTTTAAAAGTATCAGGCATTGCATCAACAACACATCTTACTACCTTAAATTGTGTCATTAATGTATATAACTCTCTCCAACAATTCATACCAATAATATGGTCTACATAAATTAATCGTAACTTATTATGCATTGGCTTTAATATTAAAACATATAAATCTTCTCCTCCTTGGTCTACTCCCATGCATGTATTTAACTCTCCGCTATAAATCAAAGTATATCTTCCATCCTCGCAACCTTCTAAATCTGCTCTTACTAATCTATCCTCCTCACCAGCATATGGTTGTCCCAATTCAAAGTTAAAAAAGTCTCTCTCAAATTTATAATCATTTTTCGCATTCATTATATCATTTGCGGATACTCTTGGAGCTATTAACTTAGTAACATGATAACCTCTATACTTTGAACTAGGATTTTCTGCTTTCCACCATCCTTTATCTCTTTTAATTTCCTTTTTACATTTTACACACCCAAAGTAATATTCGTTTGTTTCTTCATTTAACTGAATTACTTCAGGAAAAGAACAACATAACATAAACACATGTTCACAATGTTCACATTTATACCACCAATGATGTTGGTCTGACTCTAAAAATGCTTTATGAATAGGATTGTCTGCATATGTTGGTGTAGAAAATACAACTTTCCATTTATAATCTGAATTTCCAATTCTACTTCTAAACATTGTAACAACATCTCCTTTACATTCATCTAACTCATCGTGAATCAATAAATCTGCTGGAGTAGACATTGCTTGTTTTCTGGACCAAGTTCCTTGTAAAAATAAGAAAGAACGACCAAATTGTTTTTCCATTACTGAATCATACTTACTTTTTTCTTTACTTGAATCTCCATTTCCTCCATAAAATATATCGCTGTTTTCCGTACATAAAGCATCTACCCTTTCTTTAGATATACGAGAAGCTTCAGTGCGAGTTGGAAGTGTATATATAACTTTTCGTCCATTATGTGTTTCAAGAAATGCAAGAGAAAATATTACACCAAAATGTGTAATGCCAACTTGAGCTGCTTTCATTATTCTTTTATTGGGATGTTTGTCTTGATAGATTTGAATCATATGTGGATATTCATCTAATGAGTAACCCTCTTCGTCTTGTTGAAACTCATTTTCTTTTATCCATTTCAACAAATTAAAATCAATCCATGGAGTATCTTTGTATACAACACCACCATGATGTTCACAGTAAATATCAGGCTCTACTCTAAATTTGCCACATCTCTCTCCATCTTCGTCTCTCCACATACACTGTTTCTCATCTGTTATGTATTGCTGTGTTCCGCCTTCTCTTGAACCACCCCAATAATTCTTTTTCTTTACAATAACTCTCTTTTTCTTTTTAACTTTTTTTACTTTCTTTATTTTCTTTATTTTTTTTACCACTTAATCACCCCTTATCTAAGCTCATGTTTTTTCTTTAATCATATCCGAAAATAAAACAAACTGAACTTCTTTTTTTATTAAATCTTTCATATCAATTTCAATCAATTCTCCGCTCTTTTTATTGTCCAAAAATTTCTTCAAAAAATATACAGAATTACCTTCTGCAACTATAATTCTATGTCTACTTGTTAAATACCCAAACTTCTTTCCACAACATTTACATTTATCATTAGTCTTTACAGCATAAAATTTAGATTCATCCATGTTTATCTCCATCTATCCATATATTATAGACAAAAAAATAGGAGAGTTCAATTACAAAACTCCCCAGTCCTTCTTTTATCTTTTTATTATATTTATTTTTTCTTTAGAAGAGTTCTCTTATTTTCATATTAACTTTTTGCATATACTCTTCAAATATTTTTGGAGTACGAGGCAAACCAGAAATAAATGTACAAAAACGAGCAAACCTAAATTCAAATGCTTCTGACATAGTTTTTAACACTGGCACGTTTCTTATAAGTAATTTAGCTCCACCTATTTTATCTTTCGATACTTTTTTTGCTTTGTTTTTAAATACTTCATAACACAAATATAACTCTGAAAGATTTACTAATAACTCAAGAAATTCTTCCTCCAAATGATACATTTTTTCCTCATCAAAAATTTCCATTTCATATTTATTTTCATAAAACTTATTAAAAACTTTCTTTATTTTTTCTATACACTTTTGTTTATTGTCCATTCTTCAAGCCCTTTCTTTTTTGTTCTTTAATTTTCTTAACAAGCATATATGACAAGTAACTCTTTTTGCTTCAATAGCAACAAGAACATTTCTCTTACACTCCATGCATTCTATAACTCTCCTTGTTTGATACTTTCTATCGTAATTAATTTTGTCTATATATACATCTTTTTTTATCTTCTTAATCTTTCTAACTTTCTTTATTTTTTTTACTTTCTTTATTTTTACTTTATCCCTCTTTACTTTTTTCACTTTCTTTATTTTTATCTTAACCTTTTTTATTTTCTTTACTTTTTTTACTTTCTTTTTCATTATAATATATCTCCTTTTTAAAAAAATCCATCTATTTATAATAATAGCTATAAAAGTACTTTAACTACTAAAATACTTAGTCTTTTTTCCTAAATACTCCTTTTGTTTTTCATCTAACATTCCAACAAGAAAAATATATTTTGAACTAACTTTATACATAAATTTATCACCTCTTCTTACTTTTTCTTTTTCTGTCATTTTACGCTTTACTATAACTCCCCACTTCATAAGTCTTCTCAATTGCACTTTTATATCAACTAAATCCCTATTAGGTAAAACATACTTTTTCTCTATCATCTTTTCCAATATCATGTGACTCGACATTTCTTTTTCTAATATAGACACAATTTCTAATTCTCTTGGTGCTAAAATAACTAAATTACAATATGGACATCTATTACTCATGTACTTTCCTTTCTGCTCGTGATGGGAGTCGAACCCACATACTCCGTCGAGCAAAGGATTTTAAATCCTTCACGTATTCCAATTCCGTCACACGAGCTTTGTTTATAAAGAACCACACATTGTTTCCATTGCAAGATAAAATGCTTGTTTTCTTTTATCTACTGGAATTCTGTCCATAAAAAACATGATTAAATTTGCAAGACATATAACTAACAAAGTCTTACTATATCTTTTTTTTCTCTTTATACCTTTGTAAATTAAAGAACGATAAAAAATCATTTGTTGTGCTTTACTAACATTATATAAAACATAGTCCCAACCTGAATAACTTATATCATCTGTACCACGATGTGTTTTTTTAATTGCCCTTATATCAGTATTTGAAAAAAAAGTTTCCAAATCTAAATCTAACATTTCTGCAACTCCTATAAAATGTAAACAAGCAGCTGCTAATGGTTCATATTCTATTCTTCCAATTTCAATACCATAACCCATTATTTGGTGTATTTGATAAACACCAATTGCAAATCTCTTATCAAATGAGTGTTTAATTGGAAATAATCTACAATATTCTCGCATCCAACAAATAATATCTATAAATGATTCTGTTTCAATCCCTCTTATTCTCGCGTTAGTCATTTCACTTCTCCTATTCTAATGCCATATAATTCTGCGTTCTTTTTTATCCTTTCAATTATTAATTTTCTGTGACAAAATCTACCTCTACACCAACAACACAAAGTAACTTTTTTATTTTTTTCAGTTAACATAAAATTCTTTATTTCTTTAATAAACCAAAGTGGGTCAAAATCTCTTAAAAATCTTTGTTTATATATTTCTTCTCCTAATTTTCCTTTATATCTCAACTTATAATTCCAATCATTCAATAATTTAGATGAGGGCATTGCAGACTTAATAGTAGGTAAATTAAATTCTTTTGGTTGTGTTCTTGCAATACTTACACATATTCCATTCTCTGCATCAATACCACCCCAAAAATTATTTGTGTTTATTATTATCATCTTTCTTACCCTTTTTAATAAATGATTTACAACTCATTTTTACTTCTTTACAATCACAAAATTTATCTCTACGTTCAAAATGTGGAACTTCAGGAGCCAAACATATTTTTGCTTTATTACATTCTTTCCTTTTTTCATCATCACATATTACTATTGAGCCTTCATTCAATATAGTCATAAATGGATAATGAGTCCATCCTATAATTACTGCACTTTCTTTCGTTGTTTTTCTACTCATCTTGTTTCCTCCTCAATACCTAAAATATTAAGAACTTCATCGTGTGCTTCTTCAAATGTACCAAAATCTTTTACATTTAAAATTGGAACTTTAAATTTCTTTGCAATTTCGGTAGCGTATCTTGTGCCACCTGTATTTTCGTGATAACAAATAACTATATCAGATTGAATAAAACTAGCTATTGATTTCCCACCCTTTGCCACTCTTCTATGACCAAGAACTTGAAAAACGTTTCTAAATAACAATTTTTGTATTCCTTCTCTCATTCCATTAAAATCCAATTCAAAAGATTTACAAACTTCTTTTATTATCTTAACATGTTCAGGCCAATGCTCCATGTGAAAAATGAAAGAATGACCATTTACTAATGCTCCTTTATCTTCCCTATACGGCTTAGTTCCATATTTGTTCCATGGAAGATAAATATGAGCTTTCCCGTTTGCCCCTTCTTCACAAGCTCTATCAGCACCAGCTGCATGACCAGAACGAAGTACGTATTCCAATTTTACTAATTCTTCCGAAAGATTTTTCAATAAAAAACATTTATCCTCTGGTGTCTTTCTTGAACCAACACCAGTAAAAAATTTATCCACTTTTCCTCCTTTCCTTTTCATCCATATATTTTGCTATTTTATTAAATATTCTATCCAATAATGTAGTAACTCCTGGAATCAAACTTGAAGCTCCACCACTCCTGCATAGACGAACTGCCTTTTCACCAGTTGTTATAACATGCAAATCTCCATCATTGCCTTTAGTAATTTGTAATTCTCCTGAATAGTCCTCGTGGTCGTCATCAGGATACATTACGGAAGTTCTTTCAGTAGATTCTTCTGGTTTCCACCTCTCTTTTTCATCATTAATAATCCTCTTAAACAATAAAGTTAATGGTCTTGTAAGATATTCATCACTCAATCTTTCATCGCTCAAACATACATTCATTCTTCTTTTACATTTTCTACACATAAAAAATTCAAACTTACTAACATCAAATGGAATGTCTCCACTTTTACCAATAATAACATGGAAGTCTTTTTCTTCTAAATTTGTAATTGTTTCGTTGCAAATATCACACTTCATTTTTTCTCCTTTACTTTATGCTATAAATTATAATTCTCCATGAATTAGGTTTTGAATCTCCACTATAATCGTAACAATAACAATAAATTATATCATGCACACTATCTCCATTTACATCTGCAATTTTCATATAACGGTAAGTCATATGGTCCAAACCTAAATCAACTACAACTTCACTCTTAATCACCATATTAGCAGCATCATATATCTTTAAAGTTCTTTCAAGCGTAGTTGAATTGTAATTATATATGACAAATTCCGGTTTTGAATCTCCATCTACATCTACAGGACTTGATATAACTGGTTCTTCCAACAATAAAATAAAACTTCCATTTTCATCTAGTGGAAATAACATTAACATTTCTGTAAAGTTATCTAACCCACTATAAAAAGTACAAACTTTATCATACTTAATTCCAAAATCAGTATAATTATCAGAATTAATATCCACTCCTGCAATAATCTCAAACTCGTATACATTATTAAATCTTACATCATAAAAAACTTTTAAATCACTTGCTCCATTAGTAGAAGTTGCAGTTCCTGTTCCAGATGTAGTCCCAGTATTAGTTCCAGTATTGGAATTCGTATTTGTGCCTGTATTTGTTTCAGTGCCCGTTCCAGTACCAGAACTAGTACTAGTTGAAGTATTTGTTTTTCCTTTTGAACTTCTGCTACTTTTTTTACATCCTACAAAGTTAGTAATAAATACTAACAAAATAAGAAGTAAAAAAGCAGTTGCAAGTGTTCTCCATTTTGATTCCATATTACCTCCTATTCAAAGTCCTCAGAGTTATAGAAAGTAGGAGCTTTCCACTCTTTTTCTGGTAATTCCTTTTCGTCCATTAAACCTGCATCTTCAAGTACTTCAAACAATCCTTGTACCAAATTAGAATAATCCTTAATGATTTTAAAGAGATTTTCTATTAAGTTCCTGTACCTTTTATGAAGCTTATCGTCCTTAAGAGCTTCTTTAATTAATTTTTTAATACGTTTCTTTGACAATTCTTCCATTTTATGCCTCCTTAAAAGAAAAAAATAAATAGAATATAATCCACATATATATTCTATACAAATCCATTCCTTAAGTTTTATTAGAAGTGACAATATATTAATCCTAACGCATTATACGTTCACATGTATCCAATACCATTACATCATACCAATAGGTCTGACAAAGCTCCCCTATCTTGCCCTATGGGTCCTCATATGATGATTTTGAGGCAAAATACCATCAAAGAATCAACTTCAAGAGAATAGGACGTGTTCTTATTGGAAATAACTTAATAAATTGTGCATAAGTAAGTTTAATCTTTTTAACCCTTAAAGCAATGAGAATATTATCAATACGAATAAAAGCATCACACTTTGAACATATAGGGCACCTATCTCGTATAAGTGCCCTACACCTTTGTTCAGAAATAAGACTTCCACAAAAACGACATATAAGCCTTGTTTCTTCAGGTCTTTTATATTTCACTTTCTTTTACCTCTCACTTCACTAATAACCTTACTTACTAAAACAGGAAAATATTCTTTTCCGCCAACTTTAGCAAATTCTTTAATTAAATCAATCCCCTTATCACTTCCAACTTTTTCAGCAATTACCCACGCCTTTTCTTGTAAATCTTTAATTTCTTCCTTAGTAAGTTTTCCATCTGCACTTGCCTTTTTTAAATCACGCACAACATTTATATAAACATCCTCAACAGATTGTTCTATAATTCTAACAACGCCTTTCCAGTTTTCTTCATTAAGTTTTAATTTCCTTTTAATTAATGCCCAAACAATAGGAGTAACAGTTACTACAATAGCTACTACTAACTTTGTTACTATATCTACCCATTCCATGTGTGTCTCCTTATACTATAAAACCAATTACTAATTTTCCAACAAATACTAATACATCATCAATCAAACTTTCAAATTTAGATGCAATTGCTTTTCCTGCTTCAATTTGAGCTGTATCAATATAATTATTAAATGCAATTCGTAATCTTTTTAATATCTCTTTTCCATCCTCCTCTGTTATTTGTTTTTTAGCAACTTGTTGCAATGTAAGAATTGATTGCTCTGCTAATCCTTCCAATCTACTTTTTAATTCTTCAGATACTTCTTTAGCATTATCTTTAAGAGATTTAAGTGATTCACTTAACCCATTTAACAAAAATGGAAATTCTTCCGTTAATACATCTTCCAAATCTTCTATTTTTTCTTCTAAAGACATTACTTATCCCCTTTCTTGGCTTTTTCTCTTATTATAGATGAATCAAAAACTTCTAATGTAGCATTGTAGAAAGCATCAGGAAGATTTCCCTGTTTTGCTCTCTCAATATCAGTAATGTACATCCCTCTTAATACTTTAAGATTTTTAACTGTTACTTCATCATACACATAAGTATTAAATAATCCACATCCAGACAGTAATACAATACTTACTACCAACAATAATAATTTCTTCATTTTTTCCTCCTTTTCTTTGTTTCTTTAATAGATACTTCTATTCCGCGTTCTTCTAATACTTTAGTCATTCTTTTAAACATTCTCTCCAATGACCACTTTTTTCCATTGGCCACGGATGATTTCCAAAACCAAGATGTAAAGCTTCGTGTATTATTGTTTCTTCACCTTTTGGTACTCCTCATTTTTGCTAATGTTCTTGTCAAATCCAATGATGCTCTTTTACATGCTGCAGTCTCTTTACTTCCTGAAATAAGTACAAGTGAATCCTCATTAATTTTTTTAATAGCTAATTCTGCTTTACTAATAAAATATTTTGCTTCACTAATAGCTTCTTTAATTCTTTCCTTCTCCATTCTTCCTCCTTTTTACTTTCTTTTTCTTTTTTACTTTCATTACTTTATCTCTTACTTTCATTAATAGCTTTCCAAGCATATTCTTTCCTTTATTTTTACACTTACTACATGTACATCTACCCCAAAAATTATCATGCCACCAGTTTTCTTCTATCAGCTTTTTAGGAAATGTATCAATTAATTTCTTTCTTAATACTGGTATTTTAAACTTTGCTCTTAATATACCATACATTATATCAACTTTAACTTCTCCCCAATCCATTCGACATTTTAAATTCGTATATTGCCCTGCAATCTTTGCAAGTTTAGGAGTGCCAAGTCTTAAAATTCTTTGTTTATCTCTTTCCAATCGTGCTTTCATAGCTTGATAAATATGCTCTGCTGAAGCGCATCTATATCTTCCATAAAAAAACATGTGCATATGAAAATTAGATAAAAAACGATAATCATCACGAAAGAGCCTTATCGTCTTATCATCGTTTTTATGTCTTTCTCCCATTATTTCACCTCCTCATCATTATCAGTCATTCTTCCACTTTGGTTTTTTTACAACTCGTATAGATGGCTCATAAAAGGATTCCAACCCAAAATTTCCAGTAACTGCCCACACGCCATCACCTAAATATGCCGTTACATGCCCATATACACGACGTAACATATACCACCTGTAACAAGTGACAAGTGCACCTTTTTTAAGCCCTTTCTTCATCTTCCATTTTTCCTTACTATTATTCTTTTTATTTTCTTTTTCTTTTTTTCTATGTCTACTTCTTTTTTTCCTTCTTTATTTTCATTTTCAATTACAGACTTGTGTGTTTCACGAATATGTTTGCTATTTCTTAATAACACTCCAAGCATATTAACTAATTCAGTTGAAGCTGAAAATGAATATTCACCTTCTCCTATCATTCTTATAATTTTTTGTATTCCACTTCTCAAATGCTCTAACTTTTCTCTATCCAATCTTGCTTCTATTGCTGCTTTATCTTTACTCTTAATTTTCAATTCATCCACAATCTCACTTGCTAATTCATCTAACAACACGTTTAATTGAACTTTTGTAACTTCGCCTATTCTTCTTTGTTCTAACAATGCTTGCACATATGCCTTAATTTCTTGTACCTTACCCATCACTAAATCTCTTTGCTTACTGTCTACTCTTGTACTTACTGAATTAGAAGAATTTTGAAAATTAAAACCAACTATACTAATTCTTCTTCCAGCAGGTATAACTATCCTTTCTTTTAAATTAACATTCAAACCATATTCCAAAGATTCTATTTTATTGGCTTCGTCACTACAAATTGGACACAACACGTTAAGTAATTCCTTAAAATCAATTACATCAAATTCTCTCCGCCAAGTATGAAAGTTACAACAAGTAAATTCAATTAAATAACCCATTATCCCTTCTAACATACAAATAAGTAATGTTTGTGTGTTTCAGGGTATCTCTCACATGGACATGGATTAGATTGTCCTGTGTGAAAGTCCTCTTCAGCTTTTTTCCACTGTGATTTTATTCCAGTAGGAAGTTCTATATTCAATCGTTCTTCTGTTTCTTTCAATGATAAACTTGTACAAATCGAAGCATAATATAAACCCCAAGAATACACAACAAAATCATATATCTTTTCTGGTATTTCTGGTTTCATTATCATTAGTTAGTTTTCTCCTTCCAACTTATCCTCTATTATTACTTCCTATAATACGATATATTACTTCCTATAATACGATATACACGTGGATAATAATGTACTCCCCGTCCTTTACACTCTACTCTACTTTTCTTTATTAATACATTAAGAGCACTTGTAACAGAACCCCTCTTAATATCTGCTCGTATTTGAATAGTCTTTGCTGTGCACCATTCGCCATTTTGTGATTCAAGAAAGTTAAATATCTTTTGCTGAACAGGACTTAAAGGACCAATCTTTTTTGATTTCTCTAATTTAACTTCAAACTTTTTCTTTGGTAAAAGAGGGTCCTCCTTAGTAAGTACCTCAAGTGCTTTTTCAATACGATGAACTTGTCTTGCAGTCTTGTTTGTCATTTTGCGTTGTTGGTCAAGGAGCTTTTGTTTCCCTTCCAACTTCTGCTTCAGATTTTGAATGATTTGTTCCATTATTTTACTCCTTTCAGTAATTGTTACCCTTCCAATGTGATTGTCCATTTATTTCACTTTGTATTTCTTCTATACTAATACCAAAAACTCCAATCAAAGAAAAACGAACAATCAACACATTGAATTCCAACATCCGATATAAGCCATTTATTACTTTTACACTTTGGACAAATTAATCCTTTTGGCTTTTTTCCTCCTTTCCAAAATTCTAAATCTTTATCTGTCCAAGGATAGACAATTATCTTTGCTTTTTTAGTAGTCCAATTACTTTTAGTTGCAGGGTTATTAGAGTCTCCTGAAAAATATCTTTCTCCTTTTTGTGGATGTTTATTTATTTCTTCTAATTCCTTTGCTTGTTTCTTTATGCTCTTTCCTAACATTATAATCCAATAATAAATTTCTTCTAATATTTTATCAAAGTCCATTTCTACTCCTTCTTTTTACTTTCTTTTGCTTTATACACAATAAGTAATTCTTCCGCAATACGTTCTGCCACATCATTACGACAACGTTTACATAAATCTGCATGACGTTTTTTTCCATCATCGCTTTGAAGTGTAACATTTACACGTATTGTGAATATCATATTTAAAGCAACGTTACATTCTATAGTTGCACGCCTATCTTCAGTCATTTCATTGCCACAACAATCACAAAAAACTTTTGTTTCTTTCTTTTGCATTACTCCTCCTTTGTAAGTGCAATTGCTAAAGCTTCAGCCGGTGTTTTATTACCAAAGCCGGAATAACATTCTATTAAATAATCTTCTTCACATTCATACGTTTCTTCCTCTTCTGGAATAGGCTTGTGTATCTCTGCACAAAAAGTATCATCAATATCTTTTACGATTTTAATAGTATAATCTTGTTTGTAAATATCATCTACTGCTGCTATACACTCATTTAAATCTTTAGTATAATTAGGATACCAACAATAAGTCCTACGTGTAAGGACTGGAATTTCTTCCCAATCTTTCATTGCTTTACTTAAAGTTGCATTACAATAAATACAATTTCCTTCAGTTGAACCTATACTTTCTCCTGCTCTAAAGTTGTGAGGACATTTACCTCTTAATCTATGTATTTTCCAATTAAGAGCTTTTATCCTTCTTTCTTCTGCAAAATCAATTCTTCTATCTGACATTTTTTCCTCTATCCTTTCTACAAATCATATTCTTTTGTAGCTACAATTCTAACACGACGACACTGTCTATAATTCTTTTTATATTTTTCATCCCACGTTCCAAATATACATTCCTTACTTTTTTCGCATTGTTTTTTTTGTTTCTCGGTACACAACTTATCTGCACTTACTTTACTAAGTGCTAAAAATGTATAACCACATTTGGCTATTCTTCGAGCTCTTCCGTTACTCATGTCTTTCCCTTCTGTTAAAGATTAAAAACATTTCATTATTATCCTATATAAGCACTACCATTTGCTTATGTTGATACTGATTTAGATACTTCATATTGTTTACATGCGTGTAAACTTGTAAGATGAACAAGGAGATATTACTATATCTCTAATTAACTTATATAAACATGTTATAGTTACACAAAATATCCGTCCTATTTCAAGTATGAAACAAATAGCATACAAAGGGACAAATATAATACTTGATTTTATCATTTGTTTCTCCTTTCATAGTTTATCTATGGGCTTTGATTCAATAACAGGACAAACAGATACATTTGTTGCATAAACTTCAATAAGACATTCTTTCTTAATATCAATATGAAGTTTTATGTTTCCATCATTGTCCTGAAAGATTGTTCTAACAAATCCTACTTTTCCAATGTAGTCGTTATATCCCACAACGATTTTAACTGGATTACCAAGTAAGTTTGTAATTATTTCTTTACTCATTACTTGCTCCTTTCTCAAAAAGAAAATAATTATTCTATAATATTCTATATAAAGAGACACACTATACCCAAACACTACGAAATTATTTGTTTCCTATAAAACCTTATAACAATGCACAAGAGCTAATACACATATGGTTAATATTTTATTAGCTAATACCTATTTTTCTAATATCTATTTGTTTATTTGCTACTTACTTGACTCTGACATAAAAAATCCTTTTTTCTATTTATAATCCCCCATATAATAAAGAATTCTTTTTCATATAATAAATATAAAAAAATTTATTAAGTTTTTATTATTTTAAATATTTTATTCTTATATATAGAAATTTTTTTATTATGTATTTAACTTAGAACTTGTACAGTATTTCTTTTATATAAGAAAATAAAGAAACTTAGTAAGTGTTTAGTATAAAGAATTCTTTTCTTTATACAATAGTTCCCTATATATAAGAATCATTATTTATTTAATATAAACTTAATAAGTTCCATATATAAAAGGCTATACCCCTATAATAAAGAAACCTTTTTCTATATAAAGAAATATTATATTAAAACTTAAATAAGTTCCACCTTTAGCTGGTCACACCTTTATATAGAAATCTCTTATATAAAAGAATCATTATTTAACTTGTAACTTAGGAAAGCTGCACATTAAGCTATAGGCACAGTATACCACCTACTTATTTTCTTTCATTTTACAAAAAAAGAATTATTTTTTCTCTATTGATATATATGAGATTTAAAACTTAATTTATATTTAATTTATTACTTATCTTCTATATAGAATATTATATTAATTTATATATAAGATAAGTAAGTTTTCTTATTATTTCTTATTTTATAAAGAATATTCTATTTTTATAATCTATTGGTATATAAAGAGATAAGAGATATTTTCTTTCCTTAGTGGAAATCAGAGTTTCTCCTTATTTCTTTTCTTTCTTTTTTCTGTCTTTATTCTCTTATCTATATAAGATAATTTATAATAATAAGATTATTCTAAGTGTGTCTTATTATTTATAAATAAATAGATAGAATATCTTGATTGATTATTTTCTAAAAATATAAATTCTATTCTCTTATTTCTTTTCTAATAAGTGTATTTATTATATAAAATAATTTCTTAAATTTATTCTTTTTATTAAAATAATTAGAGAATTTAATTAAGTGCACTTAATAGAAAGATTGGAGAAAAATACTTATGATAAAGATTAGACTTAGATATTTTGAGAGAATTAAAGAAATAGAATCTAAAGAGATTTGATTTCTTTCTTGATAGATATATCGAAAAGAGAATTAGAGCTCATTAGAATTGATTTAAATCAATCTGAGAGAGAAAAGAATAAAGGATATCAGATGATTTCTTGATAGAGAGAATCTTCTCTTTTCTAAAGATTAATTCTCTTTCTTCTCTCATTAATCCAAGTATCTATTGAAAAGAATCTTATTTTCTTTTATGATAAGTTTTTATATATTAAATAAAATAATCTTAAGTTATTGAGATTAATTCTCAATAAGAGATAAGAGAAAATGATTTTCTTTCTAAATTTTTTATCTCTTTATATAGTAAGTACTTAGAATAAAAGATTCAGAGAATATAGAAAATAAATTGAAGATTTCAAAATCTTAGGGCTCACTTTTCATTTATAGAATATCTATAAAATATATCAAAATACTCATTCGGAATGAGATTTTATATCTGATATAAAATACGGCAAATAAAAGACTTAAATTAAATCTTTCTTTATATCTCTCAAAAATACAAATACATATTATATTAATTCATTATCATATATAAATGGGAACTTTCTCTATTAATTTCTCTAAGTTCTTATATATCAATGATTTAAATTGAGTGGATATTGATTTCTCAATAGATTATAATTAAATTGAAATGAGAAAGAAAAAATCATCATCATCCATCCCTCTCTTAAGGAGAATCTATGAAAAGAAATCTTCTCAATTCTCTTTGATTGAAATCAGAGAGAATCATTTCAAATCTTCTCAAGAGAAAGAGAGAAAGAAAATGAAAATCAAAGAAGAAAAAAGAAAATTGATAAAGAGAATTGATTCTCTTATCAAATCTTCAGATTCAATTTTCATTCAAGAAGAAATGAGATTGATAAAAAATCTTCTCATTTCTAAAAGAAAGAGAGAAAAGAAATGATTCAAGAAAAATCAATCTTGAAAAGAATTCAGAAAAATCTTTCTGAGTCAATGAACGAAAGAGAATTAATTTCTTTAAAAAAGAGAATGAAAAATCTAAAAAGAAAAAGAGAAGAAATCAGAAAGAGAATTGAGAGAGAATTAAATTCTCTTTCAGAAAATCTTCTTAAAAGAAAAGAAAATGAATTTCTCATTTCTCTTTTCAATTCTAATCAATCTTAAAAGAAAGAGATTGAAATGAAAAAGAAAATGAAAGAAAGAATGAAGAAAAAAATTGAAGAAAGATTTATCTTGAATCTTGAAAAAGATATTCAAAGATTTGAGAAATTGAAATCTGATTTGAGAGAGAGAAAAGAAAAAATCAATTCAGAAATTTTCTCTATTAAAATCAGATTGAAATTTCTTAAAGAAGAAAAATCAAAATTAAATCTTTCTAAAATTATTCTTTGAATCTGATTTCAAATCAGAAGAAAGAGAGAGAAAATGAAAAATCTTTTCATCTTAATTTATTCAATTCTTTTATCAGAAAAAGAAATGATAAAATTTTTATCTTTCTTTTTCAGAAAGAGAGAAAGAGAATGAAAAAGAAATCAGAAAATCAAATGAATCAAGAAATGAAAAGTCTCTTATCTCTTTTAGAGATTTCTAATTCAAAGAGAATTTCAGAAAATTCTTTTCTCTTTGAAAATGAAATTGAATTTAATTTCTTTAGAAATCTTTTAAAAGAATTTTCTTCTTTTGAAATTTTCGAAAATGAAGATAAAGAATTTTCAGAAATGAAAATCAGAGAAATCTATATTAGAAAGATTTCTCAATTCTTAATCTTTATTCTTTTCAAAGAAGAAAAATTTGATTTCAATCAAATCTTGAT